CAACTTTCTTTTCACCTGAAGTGTCAGAAGCAAGAACGCCTTTAGGCATTTTCTCACCTGATACGCCTGGTGTATATTTTTCTGCGTCTTTCATACCCATTTTGAGTTCCTTTTAATCTAAATTTAGCTAAATTTTCACGATTTATTCGCTTCGTGAGCTTTTATTTTAGCAGAAAATTGAGCTTTGAGTATCTTTATTTCGTCTATTGACCACTTTACTGTCGCATTATCAGATTCGAGTGTTTCAACAAGCTGTATTCCAATTTTTCTAATAAGTCCGAGTCTGTAGCGGATGAGGTTACCAGATAAATGGGTGTTACAGGCTGCGCATTGTCTGTGGCAGTTATGCTCGTTAAATCGAAGGTGTCCTGCACTTCCAATGCTTCGGTAATGGCCTGCATGATATGATGAGGCACTTGTTGACCCACAACTAATACAACCGTCATTCTGATCCCTTAATCTTATATATTTATTAAATACTACTTGAGTTTCTTTTAACCAATCGGATCGGCTTTTTAATTTTAATTTAGCTTCTTTTACTTCTTTTTTGACGGTTTTAATTTTTTGATTCTTTGCAAATTCAATAGCACACTTCCATTGGCACACTAACTGAAGCGGTTTTAAGGGTGTAAAGTATGCTTTACATATTTTACACTTCTTCTGTTTGATTGGCTTCACGGAATCTTACTCCTAAATCTGCACCATAAGCATATATTTGTTCCATGTAATTACTAAAACCTAATTTAGTAAGTTTGGAAGTTGATCCAACTAATACACGTTTGCCGTCAGGTGTTTCTTCATATTTTCTATATCCTTCTTTAACTAATTTAGGATCAGGAAAGTCAGGTAAAAATTTTTCTTTAAAGTATTCGTGCCATATTAAAGCTGAATATTGTCTGCCATGCACCCATGCTTGTTGAGCAATATCATTTAGTGGGCCTGCCCACATTAAAGCATTAGCGTTTAATGATCTGCCTTTTTGTTCTTTTCTTATAATAACTTCAAGTGGATATTCAGAATCAATAGGTGCATTTTGTATTGCATTGATTGCTACTTCAGCTTGTGATTTACCAATTAATCTAAATGTTTTTTGCAAATAATCATTTGTCATTTTGTCTTTTCTCGTAATCATTGCGACAATCTATGTCACAAAATCGTTTTTTAGAAGGCTCTAAACAATTAAGACAAAAGCCATTCGATTCAATAGTGGTTTGATGCTCTCTGATATATTTGATAGCTTCATCTCTATCGTGTTGTTCTAAATCGCTGGCTTTGTCAAAATCATCTTGCATAAATTAAAAAGGGATGTCTGATTCCATATCCTCGAAACCTGTAGGAGCTTGTGTAGGTTTAGCAACTTCTTTTGCTTCATCACGACTGCCTAACATTTGCATTTGATCTGCAACGATTTCTGTGGTGTAACGATCCTTTCCTTCTTTGTCTTGCCATTTACGAGTTTGGAGTCTGCCTTCAATATAAACAGGTTTACCTTTTTTTAAATATTCACCAGCAATCTCTGCAAGTTTTCTAAAAATAACAACATTGTGCCATTCTGTTTTGTCTTGCTTATTGCCATCTTTGTCTTTCCATGATTCAGTTGTAGCTAAACTAAAATTACAAACTGCGTCACCATTTGGTAAATGTCTTAATTCAGGGTCTTTACCAAGATTGCCTAATACGATTGCTTTATTTACTGATGCCATGTTGCGCTCCTCTGTTGTGAATTGTTGTGACATTAAATAATACATATTTATTGTTTAATTGTCTTTTTAAGAATTGAACTTTAATATTGCGTCTTTCTATGAATTCAATGTCTTTTGTGGTAATAGGAAGATTAATTCCATAAAAGTTATTTAGTAACACGAATAACCTCCCCTGTAGATTTATCCAACTCATACTCATACATATCAGCTTTAGATAATTTTTGATTTTTAATGCGTTGACCGAAAATTTTTTCAAAATTCTCATCAAACTTTTTTTGATCTACTGATCTGTATGTATCACCTTTGCCTGCTTCATGCGCCATATTTCCTCCTAAAATAATGGTTCAGCTTTAATTAAATCAAATACATTTTCTTTAGGCTGCTTGGGTAATCGTTTAATAATGTGATTAGGTTTATTTAAAATATAAAACAAAGCTTCATGCTTTGTTCTAAATTTTCTTATCGCTTCATTAAAGTCATCAATCACTACATAATTAAACATTAGTCCTCGCAGTTTCCGCCAATACATCTAGCGTTAGCTAATGCAGCTTCTTCTATATCGGCTATTGCATCTTTGCCAATAAAGTCATCTGCTGCAATTCTTAATCTATTGTATAGACTTTTTTCTACTTCGGTTACAGAAGTTTTCATAAGAAATCCTCTATCCCTGGCATGATCTGTTATAACAGAGTTGACATAATCAGAAGGCTCTACACCCCATGATTCAACTTCGCTATATTTTTTGTCATCCAATTCAACTTCAATGATTACACTAAATCGTTTCATGTTTTACCTTTCTAATTAACTCTAACATCTCTGCTCGACCATGTTTCTTTTCGTATCGTTCAAGCATTGACCTTGCGTGTGGTTTATAAGCACGTCGTAGCCAGCGCACCCAACAACACTCGTTATTAAAATTAAAACGACCACGATTTTCATTGCATAATTCACAACTCATTTAAGCTTTAAAGCTTCCCTAGCAAATTTGATTCCAATTTTTAATCTGTATTCGCCTTTTGCTTCTTGTTCTAATATTTTTTTAGCCCAGGCTTTAGGATCAGTTGGCTTTAATATAACTTTAGATAACATTTCTTTTGCCTTTTCTTTGTTATGTTCAATTTGGTATGGTGTAGGATTTCTTGGAAGCATTTTTATATATTCTTTAGGCTTGGATGCTTTGCATAAAGATACTATGTCAAATACTGTAGGCATATATTGGTTTCCATTAACCCAATCATCAAAAGATTTACTAACCACATTAAATTCATAACCCTTTAATTTTTCCCACCAAATCCGCATAGTATTTTTATCAAGGGCAGGTTTAGAATAAATTGTAGATATTGAATCCATCATGTCTTTAAAATTATTAGTTTCTATAGAGTTTTCTATCAAAATGGTTTTTCCTCTCTTGGTTGCTCATCATCCCATCTATGTTGATTAATCCATGTAGTTGGATTAGGAATAAATTTTCCGTTATTAACAAACCATTGGTTGCTTTGTTTTTGCCAGCTCAAAGTATTTAATACAATATTTATATTTGGATTAGATTTTGCCCAAGCTTTTCTAGCGGCTTCTTTGCCAACTTTTTTTGGATATTCTGACCAAAACACATCAAAGTCAGACATATATATTTGTTCTGTTATGTTATGTTCTGTATCTGTTCTGTTCTGTTCTGGGGGCGTTACTGTAACGTTACTAGATTGTTTCATACGTTCTCTATGCTTTGCAACCCTTTCAGCACTAGAATCAGAAACAAATTGACGCTTATCCCAATTAAGCACTTCATTGTCATTATTGATAAAGTTTTTATCTATAAATATTGCTTTAGATGATAACCATTCATCCATAGAAATTCGTAGTTGAAACGCTACTTGTTCATCTTGTAACGTTACATTTCCGTTACATCTGATACAAAATAGCATAATTAACCTACGTTGATTTATTTCGCTTAACATCTGAACTTTAGGATCATGAGCAAATTCAGAATAAAGCCTAAACCATTGATTTGCCATTTTTAGTCCTTAAATTTGCGTTTTAGGAAGATTTCAGGGTATTGAAGCTTAATTTTTGCTGGTATTCCCCTAGTTTTCCATAGATTTACCTTTATTCTGTCATGGTGGGTAAGCAAGCCAAGCTTCCTAGCAAGTTTCGTGCCACCCCCATAATATTCAATGATTTCTCTATCCGTCATAGGCATACTATAATCCTTTTTAAATTTATAATCTAAAATTATTTAACAAAAATGTTTAAATAATGCTTGCAATATAAATCTTTTTATTTAAAATAGCAACTGTAGTTTTTAATTTATGGAGGAAATTATGAAACGTGACTTTATCAAAGGATGTATTTTCGCTACTGCCACATTGGCTTACATGGGTTTGTGGCTATATGTTTTATTCCCAATTTTAATCAAACATTTCGGAGCTTAATATGACTATCCAACAAGAATATGCAGAAGATTTAATTGATACCGATCCTGTAGAAGTTTTAGCCCACATGGACATGGAACAGTTAGCTGGCACGATTCGTGCTTTATATTGGGCTAATGAACGTGGCGATATGATTAGTGTTAATATTTTTGCCAAATCTATAAGTAATGCCTTTTTTGAGGAAGCGATGGGTATTACAGAAAAAAAGTTAAATGAAGCTAATGTTTATCAAGGCCCTTTTGACCAAATGTATGACATGGGTCATTCACATGGGGATTTTCTATGATTAACTATATTAGAGACGTTATATTTTTATATTCAAAAGGCTTTAGATTTAAAAAAGCCATTCAATTAGCAAAACAATTAAGGAGCGGTAGATGATTACTTTTAATGAATTAAAAAAGATTAATGTTAATGACCATACGGAAAAGAAAGGCAATTTAACCTATCTTTCATGGGCTTGGGCAGTAGATCAATTATTATCTAATGATCCACAAGCCACATGGGAATATAAAGAGCCACGTCAATTTGGCGATACTTTAATGGTATTTTGTTCAGTTACAGCTTTTGGTAAAACTATGACAGCACAACTTCCTGTATTAGATTACAAGAATAAAGCTGTAATGAATCCTGACGCTATGGCAGTTAATACTGCTATGCAGCGTTGTTTAGCTAAAGCAATTGCTTTACATGGTATTGGTCTTTATATATACGCTGGCGAGGATTTACCACAATCTGAACCTACAACTTCAGATGAATTAGAAGAAGCTATTAAAGAAATTAATAAAGCTGAATCTATTGAGGAATTAATGGCTATATATAAACAACACGCAAACTTTGACCAGGCATCATTAGCAAAGTTAAAGAAATATTTATCTGATCGTAAACTTGAACTAGGGGAATAATATGAACCAACAAGAACGTTTAACCGAGTATTTAGAAAAGCATGGCAAGATTGATCCATTAAAAGCATGGACTCAATTAGGCATATATAGATTAGCCGATACTGTTTTTAACTTACGCAAAAAAGGTTATGACATAACAACCACAAACAAAAAGGTTAAAAATAAGTTTAAAGAAGTTTGTGTAGTTGCTGAATATAAATTGGAGGGAACAAACAATGTCTGACATCATACAAGGAACACCTGAATGGTTGCAATTAAGATTAGGCCATGTAACTGCATCACGAGTTGCAGACATTATGGCTAAAACTAAAACAGGCCCTAGCGCTAGTCGACAAAATTATTTAATTGAGTTGGCTATTCAACGTGTCACAGGCGTTGTTGAGGAATCATATAAAAATGAAGCAATGATTCGTGGCACAGAAGAAGAACCTAAAGCACGTCAAGCATACGAGTTGCTAACTGAAACTTTTGTTGAGGAAGTGCCATTCGTTAAACATAAAACAATTGAATGGTTTGGTTGCTCACCTGATGGCATTATTAAAAACAATGATGGCACATATAATTTGTTAGAAATAAAAAATCCTAATAGCGCTACGCATTGGTCTTATATTAAAGAAGGTGAACCACCAACAAAATATAAAATTCAAATGATGGCACAAATGGCTTGCACAGGTGCGCAATGGTGCGACTTCTTTTCTTATGATAGTCGTATGCCTGAAGGTTCGCGTCATTTCTTAAAACGCATGATGCGTGACAATAAGTTTATTGAAGAAATGGAAAAAGAAATAAAAATTTTCCTCGAGCAAGTTTCAGAAGAAGTAAAGCTTATGGAAGCTAGACAATAGTGAAAAATGGTATAATACAACTTGGCAATAACACAGGGGGGTCATTTATGATCGACCAGGCACTTCTTTGTCTTGCGCAAACTATCTATATGGAAAGTAGCGTAGAACAAAAAGAAGCACAAATCGGTGTTGGCTATGTCCTTATGCGTAGAGCTGACTTTGATCCAAAGCAGGTGTGTAATGAAATGAGAAAACCTTATCAGTTTTCTTGGTATGGAAAAGTAAAACCACCTGAACCTAAAGAAATCAAACCATACTTTCTTGATCTTGCATGGCGCATCATGCACAAGTTAGAGCCTGATTATTCTTATGGCGCTCTAAATTTCCACGATACTTCAATAAAAAAACCTCAATCATGGTTCAAATTAAAAAAGACTGTTCAATGGTCGCACATGATTTTCTATAAAATGGAGGAAACAAAATATGCTCAATATTGAGTTATATACCAAACAACTTAATGGATTAGATATTCAATCTGTTATAAAAGAAACAAAATTAAAAGAACCGCAACCTGATATTACCCTAGATTATTATGTTTATCGTGGCAAAAAAGGTTACGCAAGTTTTATATCTGCTAACAATAAAGAACGTCAAAGAGGATGCAATCTGCAATTAATATTTGACGGCGAAACAAATTTGCTAAAGAATGTCAAATTTATTGAAATTAAACATAAGGAAAACCAATGGAAGAAATAACAGACTTTGTAGTAAAAGTTTTAATTATTTTAGGTGGTTTAGGTTTATTGTTTGGTGCTTTTTTTATGTTTGAACTTCTGTTTAGGAGTCAACTATGCCATTAACTCGCCAACAATTAGAAGA